CGTCAAGTTTCAAATTGCAGGCATCGACCTCAAAGAATCCGAAGCCAAAACACTTCTAACACTCGACAACCAGACTTCAACTCTTTCAGTCGACTTGATTGATCATTTAGACACTGATCTGCTTGATTTCAAAAATCTTTTCAAGCTAAGCATCGAAAAGAAAAATCCTGACCTTGCCGCACTCGCCGCAAAGCTGGCTATCTCGCACCCAGAAATCAAAATCAAAAGTAAGTCTCGCGAAAAAACCCCACGAGCAAGCATGGCAAACTTGCAAGTGGACAAAATTTCACTTGAGTCTGCGCTCGACACCCTCCTGACCGCGAGGAATGGAAGAACCGCAGGAGCTGCAATGCTTCTAAGTCATCTGGTGACAGTTCAAGAGGCAACCATGAGGGATGTTGCCGTCACGATGGTGAACACTTTCGCTCGCCGAAAAGTCGACTCAAATTCTGATCTTTTCAACGGTTTTGCAAGGTTCAAGGGAAAGTACCACCCGATTGTTGCCAAGCCCAAGCGGGGTGTGAAGACCTACCACACCTCCAACGTGTACCAGACACTGAGAGATGGTTGTAGCTTCCTTGTGCAAGGTGGTTTCATTGAGCTCGATGAGCAGATCTCCTACGGTTCAGAGGACAAAAAACTCACCGGAGTCCAGAAACATTTGCGTCGTAAGGTTTATCAAATGAAACTTACAGAGTCTGGCAAAGTGCTTGCTGACACCTGGGCTGATGCAGATGAGTTCATTACTAACTATTGGAACAATCGTGTGAGCTGAGAAACGTCCGCTAAAGTCAAAGGGCTGCAACTGAAGCAGCCCTTTTTTAATGCCATGCAAATCCGTTACGTAACCACCAGATTTGAATTCGAGAGTGCTCTTGCAGAACTTTGGACGATCGAAAAGCTTTGCTGTGACTTTGAGACCACGGGGCTTGATGCAAGAGTTCACGAGCCGCGCCTCCTTCAACTTTGTTCGACAAAAGAAGAGGAAGAAGATCGAGTTGTTTACGTCATTGACTTATTCAAATGCGAGAACATCGATGGGCTCAAGGCTCTGATCGAGTCTCGCTCGATGCTCCTTTTCCACAACGCAAACTTTGATTTTCAGTTCTTTCTGAAACTAGGAATCGACTACAAGAAAAAGATATTCGATACCTTCATAGCTGAGCGTTGTCTAAGAGCTGGCTTCAAGGAGAAGAAAGTCAGTCCAAAAACAGAGAAAGTTTTCTTTGGTGACGTTAGCTGCTCACTTAAAGCAGTCGTCGAGAGAAGACTCGAGATTGAAATTTCTAAAGAGCAGCAGGTATCGGATTGGAGTCAGCTTGAGCTGACAATGGAACAAATCGAATACGCAGCAAAAGACGTTGACATACTGCCTAAGATTGCATCTCTTCAATTACAAGAGCTTGCAGCCGAGAACCTGCTCGAGGTCTACAGTTTGGAGAGTCAGGTCATTCGTCCTGTGGCACTGATGTGTCACTATGGTTTTAATGTAGATGTTAGTAAAGTGAAACTTCTACAAGCTCAGAAAAAGAAAGAGCTTGACGTAGCTACTAGAGTATTTTGTGAGTCCTTAGATAGTCGTCTTCCCGATGACCAGAAACTCCCGAAGCTCCCCGATGGATCAATCGCCATTGGAAAAAACCCAAAGAAGGAGTTCAATCCTGGATCCAATCAACAATGCATCAAGTCCTTTAATGCGATCGGAACTGATTTACCAATTGATGCACGAACAGGAAAGCAAACGCTGTCTCAGGTCGCTCTGAGCGAATTTGATAGCGAAGATCCCACGCTGAATCTTTTGAGAAAAAGGACGAAGCTTGAAACGGCCTTAGCTCATGTAGAAAAAATAATCGACAACATCAACCCTGTGTCCGGACGGATGCACAGTGGGTATAACACTTATGGCGCAAACAGCGGACGCTTCACAAGCTCAGGAGCTAAGCGTGTCACAGGCAAAAAGAAGAAAGAGCAATGGGGAATCAATATTCAACAAGTGCCTCGTGATAAAGAGTTCCGGGAGTGTTTTGTGCCTTCTCCTGGTTACAAATTCGTTATCGCTGATTACTCGCAGATCGAGCTTCGCTTGGCTGCGGAACTGATTGGTATACCTCAAATGATCAAGGCTTTCCGAGAGGGCGCAGATCTTCACTCACTTACAGCCAGTCTGATTTATAGCGTTCCGATTGAGTCTGTTGAAAAGTCTCAAAGACAGATGGGCAAAACGCTGAACTTTGCTTTGCTCTATGGGATGGGTTTCAAAAAGTACAAAACTTACGCCGCCAGCTCGGGTAACATCATCACAATGTCGGAAGCGAAGGTAGCCCACGCTGGTTTCCATCGCGCTTATCCAAGATTGCGTGAATGGCACCGAGAAAGAAACGCTATGGTTCAGGACGGGTGGACTTACGTTCGGACTCCTATTGGACGGAGAAGATTGCTGAGCTACGACGATGCAGCAATGACCACTTGCGCGAACACTCTGATTCAAGGAGCGGGGGCAGACATACTGAAGCTTGCAATCGCCCGCCTCGGCAAATTAATAAGCGATAAATTCCGTCCCATTGCCACGGTTCACGACGAACTCGTATTTGAAGTCATCGAGGGAGAGGAGGAACACTACAAGTCTGTTCTTGAAACGCAGATGAAAGAGGCAGCTGAAACCGTTTTGTCTGAAGTTCCTGTAAAGTGCGAC